AACACAGCGATACCTACGTCAGTGCCTACGGTCACAACCGCAGGCTTTTGGTTCGGGAGGGGCAGCAGGTCAAGGCAGGGCAGACGATCGCAGAAATGGGGTCCACGGGCACTGATCGGGTGAAGCTGCATTTCGAGATTCGCCGCCAGGGCAAACCCGTCGATCCTCTCCAGTTCCTGCCACGCCGTTGATCAATGTCCCAGCCTGTTCCTTGGATGTAGAGGGGACAGGCTCCAGCGCTGCCATGGAAGGGTGACGCTCGAGTCTGAGTTCGAACTCAGCAAAGGACTATAACAATGGCTCTCAGCAAAGAAGTGCCGGAGTTTGACATCGACGATGACCTCCTTCTGATGGAGACAGGCATCGTTTTGGAAACGGATGTGGTGTCAGACGAACCTGCTGTACCTTCGGTTCGGACCAAGTCGAAACAGGGCGCGTCGCTCAAGCAGCACAAGTACATCGACTACAGTCGCGCACTTGATGCCACTCAACTGTATCTCAATGAAATCGGCTTCTCGCCCCTGCTTTCGCCAGAGGAAGAAGTGCATTTCGCGCGCCTGTCGCAAAAAGGTGACCCGGCCGGTCGCAAGCGCATGATCGAAAGCAATCTGCGCCTGGTGGTCAAGATCGCCCGCCGTTACGTCAATCGCGGCCTGTCGTTGCTCGACCTGATCGAGGAAGGCAACCTGGGCCTGATCCGTGCGGTGGAGAAATTCGACCCCGAGCGGGGCTTCCGTTTCTCGACCTACGCGACCTGGTGGATCCGCCAGACCATCGAGCGGGCGATCATGAACCAGACCCGCACCATTCGCCTGCCCATCCACGTGGTCAAGGAGCTCAACGTGTACCTGCGCGCTGCCCGTGAGCTGACGCAAAAGCTCGACCACGAGCCGTCGCCGGAAGAAATCGCCAGTCTGCTGGAGAAGCCGGTGGCCGAGGTCAAGCGCATGCTTGGCCTGAACGAGCGGGTGTCGTCGGTGGATGTCTCGCTCGGGCCTGACTCCGACAAGACGCTGCTCGACACGCTTACCGATGATCGCCCCACCGATCCGTGCGAACTGCTGCAGGACGACGACCTGTCGCAGAGCATCGACCAATGGCTGGGCGAGCTGACCGACAAGCAGCGCGAGGTGGTGGTGCGGCGTTTCGGCCTGCGTGGGCATGAAAGCAGCACCCTCGAGGATGTCGGCCTGGAGATCGGCCTGACCCGCGAGCGCGTCCGGCAGATTCAGGTTGAAGGCCTCAAGCGCCTGCGCGAGATCCTCGAGAAGAATGGCCTGTCCAGCGAGTCGCTGTTCCAGTAGTCACTGATGTGCGCCAGGCAAACGCCCCGACTTGTTCGGGGCGTTTGCGTTTTTTAGCGCAGGCGCCAATCTGGTTGGCTGACCTGACATCATCGAGGGGCCTTACTCACAACCCCATAGCCTGTCACCTGCGAAGTATTTATTTCTCCACCCGCGTAGCATCGCGTGTAAGCATTCGCTTACTCGTCATGTAAGCGATCGCTGTAGGGATCAGTAAATCAATGTCGTTTCCAGTGGCGTACTTTTTCTAACTATATGAAATATATAGGTTTTATAAATATCAAAAGATGTGTCGTCTGAATCATCCTGAGATATTCGTCGCTTGTTCCGTACCGGGGAATCGCTAGTATTCGAACTGTGTCAAGGGACAGACACAGGCCTTCAAGGATGACGGCCAGGGACATCGCGGGACGCGATTCATCAGTGGATGATGATTGGGACATACAGGGACTACGGAAAAAAATGTGGGCGGGTCAAACCGCCCCTTTTTTTTGCCTGTCGGAAATGAAAAAAGGCCCTTTCGGGCCTTTTTCGCAACTGAACGCGATCAGCGCTCCAGATCGGCAATCTTGCCAGTCTTGCCGTCCCACGCTTCGGCGTCCGGCAGGGCGTCTTTCTTCTCGGTGATGTTCGGCCAGATCTCCGCCAGCTCGGCGTTCAGCTCGATGAAGTTCTCCATGCCGGACGGCACTTCGTCTTCCGAGAAAATCGCCTGAGCCGGGCACTCCGGCTCGCACAGCGCACAGTCGATGCACTCGTCCGGGTGAATCACCAGGAAGTTCGGGCCTTCGTAGAAGCAGTCCACCGGACAGACTTCCACGCAGTCGGTGTACTTGCATTTGATGCAGTTGTCGGTGACGACGAAGGTCATTTCTAATTCTCTCCTCAGGCGACGGCAGCTTGCCCTTCCTTACCAGGGCAGCGCGGTTCACGGTGCTGGCTGCAGGCCAGGCTAATAACCTGCAGTGCTCGCAAACCGCGCCGGATTCTACCAGCTTGCGCGGTGGGCCGTTATAACAGGTTTTTCAGTTGATATAGCATTTCGATAGCTTGGCGCGGCGTCATGTCGTCCAGGTCCAGCTTGCCCAGCTTCTCGATGGCCGGGTGTGGCAGGCTGGCGAACAGGTCGCTCTGGTGCGGCACGTGAGGCATATTGTCGCGGGCCGGCATGACTGGCGCCTCGTGGGGCAGGCTGGCAGTCTCCAGCCGGCCCAGATGCTCGCGGGCGCGCTGGATCACCGCCGCCGGCACGCCCGCCAGTTGTGCCACGGCCAGGCCGTAGCTCTGGCTCGCCGGCCCCGGCAGGACGTGGTGCAGGAACACGATGCGTTCATTGTGTTCGGTGGCGTTCAGGTGCACGTTGGCCACCAGTGGTTCGCTGTCCGGCAACACGGTGAGTTCGAAGTAGTGGGTGGCAAACAGCGTGTAGGCGCGCAGCTGGGCCAGGCGCTCGGCGGCGGCCCAGGCCAGCGACAGGCCATCGAAGGTGCTGGTGCCGCGGCCGACCTCGTCCATCAGCACCAGGCTGCGGTCGGTGGCATTGTGCAGGATGTTGGCAGTCTCGCTCATCTCGACCATGAAGGTCGAACGCCCGCCGGCAAGGTCGTCGCTGGAGCCGATACGGGTGAAAATGCGGTCGACCGGCGACAGTTCGCAGGCGGCGGCCGGGACGAAGCTGCCGATATGGGCCATCAGCACGATCAGGGCGGTCTGGCGCATATAGGTGGACTTACCGCCCATGTTCGGGCCGGTGATGATCAGCATACGGGTGCTGTTGTCCAGCCCGAGGTCGTTGGCCACGAACGGCGTGGTCAGTACCTGCTCGACCACCGGATGACGACCCTGCTCGATGCGCAGGCACGGCTCGTCGACGAAGCTTGGGCAGTTCAGGTCCAGGTTCAGGGCGCGCTCGGCCAGGTTGCTCAGCACATCCAGTTCGGCCAGCGCGGCGGCGCTGTCCTGCAACGGCGCCAGGTGCTCGATCAGGGTTTCGAGCAGGGCGTCGTAGAGCATCTTCTCGCGGGCCAGAGCGCGGCTCTTGGCTGACAACGCCTTGTCCTCGAACGCCTTGAGCTCGGGGGTGATGAAGCGTTCGGCGCCCTTGAGCGTCTGCCGGCGGATGTAATCGACCGGCGCTTGCTCGGCCTGCTTGGTCGGCAGCTCGATGAAGTAGCCGTGTACGCGGTTGTAACCGACCTTGAGGTTGGCAAGGCCCGTGCGGGCTTTTTCGCGGGCTTCCAGGTCGATCAGGAACTGGCCGGCGTTCTCGCTGATCGCCAGCAGCTCGTCCAGCTCGCTGTCGTAGCCGGCCTTGAGCACGCCACCGTCGCGGATCACCGCCGGCGGGTTGTCGATGATCGCCCGCTCCAGCAGGCCGGCCAGCTCCGGGTAGGTGCCGGTGATCGCGGCCAGCCGCGCCAGCGCTTCCAGCTCGGCCATGGCGTTCTGCAGCTCCGGCAGGGCGCCGAGGGCATCGCGCAGGCGTGCCAGGTCACGGGGACGGGCATTGCGCAGGCCGATTCGCGCCAGGATCCGCTCGATGTCGCCGATTTCCTTGAGCTGCGGTTGCAGCTTCTCGAAACGGTAGCCGTCGAGCAGGCATCGGATCGAATCCTGACGGGCCTTTAGCACCTTCAGATCGCGCAGCGGACGGTTCAGCCAGCGGGTCAGCAGTCGGCTGGCCATGGCGGTCTGGCAACGGTCGATGACCGATTGCAGGGTGTTGTCACGGCCACCGGCCAGGTTGATGTCCAGCTCCAGGTTGCGGCGGCTGGCGGCATCGAGGATGACCGTGTCGTCCATGCGCTCGTGGCGCAGGCTGCGCAAGTGGGGCAGGGCGGTGCGCTGGGTTTCCTTGGCGTAGGTCAGCAGGCAGCCGGCGGCGCCGATGGCCAGGGTCAGCTTGTCGCAGCCAAAGCCCTTGAGGTCCTGGGTGGCGAACTGCTGGCAGAGGCTTTTACGCGCCGTGTCGCGGTCGAAGTCCCACGGTGCGCGGCGGCGGGCGCCGGGGCGCTTCTCGGCCGGCAAGCCCTGCGGCCAGTCGTCGGGGATCAGCAGTTCCACCGGGTTGATACGCTCGAGTTCGGCCAGCAGGTTCTCCCAGCCCTTGATCTCCTGCACGGTGAAGTTGCCGCTGGTGATGTCCAGCACCGCCAGGCCGAACAGGCGCTCGTCACCCAGCAGGGCGGCGATCAAGTTGTCGCGGCGCTCATCGAGCAAGGCCTCGTCGCTGATCGTGCCCGGGGTGATGATGCGCACCACCTGGCGCTCCACCGGGCCCTTGCTGGTGGCCGGGTCGCCGATCTGCTCGCAGATCACCACCGATTCGCCGAGCTTGACCAGCTTGGCCAGGTAGCCTTCCAGCGAGTGGAACGGAATCCCGCACATGGGAATCGACTGGCCCGCGGACTGACCGCGGGCGGTCAGGGTGATATCCAGCAGTTTCGCGGCTTTCTTCGCATCTTCGTAGAAGATCTCGTAGAAATCGCCCATGCGGTAGAACATCAGCTGGTCTGGGTGCTGGTTTTTCAGCTTCCAGTACTGCTGCATCATCGGGGTGTGTGCGGAGAGATCGGAGATTGCTTTATTCATCAATAGGCTATGGCTTTCTGCGCGTGGCATGGGGCTGGATTGGGGCATTGACGACCATTTGCCTCGCCCCCCGTTCGACGGGCAGCAGGGTACCACAAATGCGGTTGTAGATCGGGGGGGGGGCGCAGTCCTAAGACCCTGTTCTTCGAGAGCGAGATCAGGCGCTTCACTGTCCAGCTAAAATACGCATGACGATGTGATAAATTAGGCTATTTTCGCTAATTTTCGGCGAAATTAATGGATTTTTAAACAAAATAATAAAGTGTAATAGCGTTGCAAGAAAGCAGCGCTTGCCAAAAATACTGTATGCATGTACAGTATTTTTGCTGCAGACCTGTGTTCCTTGCTGGAGCACCAAGCAGCTGACGAATGTAGTCGCCTGCCGCTGAAGGTGGCGAACTACTTAAATGGAGATTACTTTCATGGATAGCTTTGGATGACAATTGAACTTCCCGATAGCATTGTCGAGGCACGACCACCCTCGGACCCTAATGGTGTATTGATTGGTCCAATTGGTCGGGGTAGGAATCACGAGTTCACTCATATCGAGGAACAACGGATGCTTTCTGCTGCGAACAAGAGGGAAGAAAAAACACGAAAGACTATTGCGGATGAGTACCCTGGCCGGGAGGAGAAAATTGCGAAAAATACCAATGATGAAGTTGCAAGGATCAGATCCGGCAATTTAACTGAGCACGGTGCATCGGTTGAAGGGCTTCAGGCTGTTAGGGCTTCGCTGGAAAGAGTGATTGCGGAAACAGCTGTGCAGCACAATGCGAAATTTGCATTGGCGATGAATTACAATGGGCAGGATCCAACGGTTTTCAATCCGATCCGTACTCAGCCAGGTTTTCGTTGGCGTGATGCGCTGGACTATAAATTCAACGAGTTAAACTGGGAGCGTTCGTATGAAGCGTTCTACGATGCCAGGCTTTATAAACATGCGCTTTCGCTGTTAGACAAGCATCTTGCGAATGTCAAAGCGGAAATTAAAAGGCTGGCTGAACAAACGGTTCTTCAACCATTTGATCATAGCACCTACCGCTTGACGGCAAATGGTGTTCCCGCTGTTACCTTGCCGGGCTTGGGTGCGATCCCCGTTGCGCAAACAGCTACTGTGTTGCGTCAAGGCATCGCGGATGCGGTTTCCGCTCTAGGGCGGCTGGCGCTAGCAGGGCCAGGAGCCTCTATCGCAACCTTCCTGACCTTGGTTACCTATTCCACGCCTACCGCCAGTGAAGAACAGGACCGTATACCCGAGCGGTTTCGATTCGCTTTGGGCGTGAATGCTGATCAGCTTGGACTAGCCGCAGGTACCAACCTGCAGCAGATTGCTGCATCCCAAGGCAGTGTCGAGCTGCCATGGCGCTTGATAAACCGAATTCTAAATGATGGTCATGTCGGTGTTTCGGTTGCTAAAGCCGACGGCATGAACGTGTCAAAAAGTGTCCCTGTGCGATCGGCGGCATTTGACCCTAAATCAGGCCTTTATACAGCGGTGTTGCCAAGTCGAGCCCATGACCGGCCCGCTATCACGCTGACCTGGACACCGTCGACCCCTCCAGGAAATCACTCCTCGAGTAGTAGTACGCCGGCAGTGCCACCGCCTGTCCCCGTTTACAATGGGGTGGAACTGAAACCGCAAGTGATCAAGCCTGAAGTCTACCCAGGCATCTTGCCCGACGTCAGTGACCTAATCATAACCTTCCCTGCTGACGCGGGCTTGCCTGCGGTTTATGTGATGTTCAGCAATCCGTATGGTGAGACCAACGCGAAAGGGCGATACAGTGGTCGGGCCTTCAATACAGAGAAAGCGGGAGGACCGATTCTTGATCTTGATTGGCGCTCGGCAGTGATTGATCAGGCAGGTGTGTCGGCTGTGAAATTGCATACTGCACGCTTCGGCGAGTCACCTGATAACATAGTCATGATTGACCGGTTGGAACGAATCCTGAAAGGGACGTTGAAGATTTCTGATACGGATAAACGTTTTTATACTCATGAGCTCAGGGAGCTAGAGCGCTATAGGGCGCTGGGTGTTAAAGATGGCGAGCGTCCTGACAATCTGGCTGAGGTTTGGAATAATACTCATACGGCAACATTGGAAGATTACAAAATTAATGAAAGGACACAGCCTCTCTATACCCCAGAGGCTGAAGAGGCATATTTCAAGGGGCAGGAGGTCAGTAATGTTGGATTTTGAAAGTATTGTTAAAAATGAAAGTGTAGAAGATGTTTTATTGTACTTCTCGCTGAAAACTCCTTACCCTGCTATCGATCGGATGTATGTCAAATATCACTTTGACGTTGTCGCGAGTGGTGAGTTGATAAGCACGTACCAACGGCTGGTGCGTGAGGGCAAGCTGCGTGAGCACGGGCAGGCGTTGCCTGAAAAAGGTCCACACTGGAGAGCGCCTGATTTTATTCTTCAAAAGAAATACGGGATTAAGTAGCTGATGCGCTACGGGGTCTAGATGAGTGCAATCGTATAGCCTCAGTATTTTATTGAGTCACAGAACATGATGATGGCGGGTAGCGCGCTAGCTGTCGTGCTACCTGGCATGGATTCTTTTGCGCCTCGTCACGTTGCAAGCGTGGGTGCTCGGCATCGTATCCGACCGATTCAGCTGAGCAGGCTGTTCGTGCTGGGCGTCAGACCGGGTGGCCAAACAGTTGGTTGAGGAGGATCAGTTCCAGAACGACGACCAACACACAGATCATCACGAAACCTCGGCTAAAGACTCGCTGTGGCCGTTCGCGTGAAGGCCATTCCTGGAAGTTCAGGGCAGCCATCAAGGCAATGCTCAATCCGAGATGCAAATAGGTGGGCCAGCGGCGCCGAGGCGAAAGGTCCATGCCGTTTGCGATCCTTGGTGAGAAAAGGGCGACGATAACAATGGCCCGGGAGAGGGGACAACCGGTCTTTTCCCATTGCCTGGCCATTGCATTTCCGCTTTCGCGGTTGCATTATGCGCATTATGCAAAAACGCAAAGTAGCCTCCGTACTCAGAGAACTGCTCGCCCGCCACGGCCTGTCCCCTACAGAGCTGCATCGGCGCACGGGCGTGCCTCAATCCACCCTGTCGCGGATCCTCAGCGAGAAGATCGTCGATCCTTCGGACAAGCACGTCTCGAAGATCGCCGAGTACTTCGGCGTGAGCACCGACCAGTTGCGCGGCCGTGTCGAACTGGGCGAATCCCGTGACGCGGTCCCGCTCGCCCAGGGCCACGCGGCCCTGAGCGATATCAGCCTGTGGGACGATGAAACCCCCGTCGAGGACGACGAGGTCTCCGTTCCTTTTCTTCGTGAGGTCGAGTTGGCAGCAGGATCAGGAAGATTCGTCATCGAGGAAAGCGAGAACGCTCGCTTGCGCTTCGGCAAACGCAGCCTGCGCCACAATGGCGTGCAGTTCGACAACGCCAAGTGCGTGACGGTACGTGGCAACAGCATGCTGCCGGTGCTGCGCGATGGCGCCACGGTCGGGGTCAATACCGGTAAAAGCACCATCGGCGACATCATCGACGGTGACCTTTATGCCATCAACCACAATGGCCAGCTGCGGGTGAAACAAGTGTACCGCCTGCCCACCGGCATCCGCCTGCGCAGCTTCAACCGCGATGAGCACCCCGACGAGGACTACAGCTTCCAGCAGATGCAGGAAGAACAGATCAGCCTCCTCGGTCACGTTTTCTGGTGGGGCATGTACGCCCGTTGATCCCCGCGCCTCGATAGAAACCCGCCTCGGCGGGTTTTTTTTCGTCCTCAGAACCCCCCTACATCCACGTCGGATCAGGCCTCCATGCATAGGAGCAAAAGCTGATGCATAAAAATTTGAGTTTGTGCATTGACTGCATATGCATGAATGCATAATATGTATCCCAAGCCGGACGCAAACCGGTTGAGATACAGGCAGCGATGAACAGGCCTCGACTGTTCAGAGGGTTGGCAACTGGCCCGGGTGTGCAGCGTAAAGCACCACGATCAGTTATCCGGCGGGCAGGCGGCCGCGGTCGGAGTCACCAATTTGAAGCGCAACCGTACGGCGTCACCAGTCGTGGCCGACGGTTACACCGCGCATTACTGAAAAGCCTGCATAGCGGGCTTTTTGGAATGCCGAGTCAAGCCAATCACGATCCGCCGGCCTGTCGCCGGCGGGCAAACACACAGGAGACAGGAACGTGACGAACGAGCAACAGGCGTTGCTGGAGATGCCGCTCTGGCTGGTGATCCTCCTGGCATTGCTGGGCGGACTTTCCGGCGAGATGTGGCGCGCCGACAAGGCCGGCGCCCGCGGCTGGGGGCTGCTCAGGCGGCTGGCGCTGCGCTCGGGGGCCTGCATGGTCTGCGGGGTGTCGACGGTCATGCTGCTGTACGCCAGCGGCATGTCGATCTGGAGTGCCAGCGCTTTTGGCTGCCTTACCGCCATGGCCGGCGCCGACGTGGCCATCGGCCTTTACGAGCGCTGGGCCGCTCGGCGGCTGGGGTTGGAGGAACAGCCCGCGGCTGTACGCCAGGACGAAGAATGAACGTGGCAACAAGGAAGAAAAGCGAATGTTCAACGAGTTTCGCTGCGGTAAATGCAACCGCTTGCTGGCCCGCATCGGCGGGGCGGCGGTGGTCCAGATCAAGTGCTCGCGTTGCGCGACCTTGAACCACATGAAGGCCACGGGCCTCGACAACGTGCCGACGAGCGATCAGGACGGGCCGCAGAGTCCAGCTCCCCTTCAATCGATCCAGTAGGAGAAACACCATGGCAGGTCGTACCCGCATTCCTTTCAACGGCGTCGGCACTTCGGTGCTGCCCGCTTACCAGACCCTGTCGGCGGGCCAGTACCTGCTGTCGCCCAATCAGCGCTTCAAGCTGCTGCTGCAGGGCGATGGCAATTTGGTGATCCAGGACAACGGCGCCACCGTCTGGGTCGCCAATGAACAGCAACCTTTCAGCTCGACTATCCCCTTGCGCAACAAGAAGGCCCCGCTGGCCTTCTACGTTCAGTACGGCGCGTTCCTCGACGACTACTCGCGACGCCGGGTGTGGCTGACTGACAACAGCACCTTCACCAGCAACGACCAGTGGAACCGTACCCACCTGGTGCTGCAAGACGACGGCAATATCGTGCTGGTCGACTCGCTGGCGCTGTGGAACGGCACGCCGGCCATCCCGTTGGTGCCTGGCGCGATCGACTCGCTGCTGCTGGCACCTGGCTCCGAGCTGGTACAGGGCGTGGTGTACGGCGCGGGCGCCAGCAAGCTGGTGTTCCAGGGTGACGGTAATCTCGTGGCCTATGGCCCGAACGGCGCGGCCACCTGGAACGCCGGCACTCAAGGCAAGGGCGCCGTGCGCGCGGTGTTCCAGGGTGACGGCAACCTGGTGGTCTACGGTGCCGGCAATGGGGTGCTGTGGCACTCGCATACCGGCGGCCATGCCAGCGCTGTGCTGCGCCTGCAGGCCAACGGCAGCATCGCCATCCTCGACGAGAAACCGGTATGGGCGCGCTTCGGCTTCCAGCCGACCTATCGCCATATCCGCAAGATCAACCCTGACCAGAAGCCGATCGACATCTGGACCTGGCACTTCTGAGTCGGGCGCCGGGCCTTCACGGGCCCGGCCTTCGTCGAACCGAGCGTTCAAGGAGCACAAGCATGAGCGAACTGGCCCAGTTGTACGCGGCCGTCACCTCCACCCTGCGGGCGACGTTGCCGGCCTTCGCCACGGTCGCCACGGAGGGCGACGTCACGCTCGAACCAGCCTTGCCGGCCTTGGTCCATGGCGTGTTGCGCATGCGTGGCGACGAGGCGCTGCGTGACGGTCGCTCATTGCTGATGGCGACCTTCGAGGCACGCGTCACCGCCCAGGGCACCCCCGCGCAGGCACGGACGCAGGCCGGCGTGCTGGCGGCGCAGCTGATCGATGTGCTGCGCCAGCAGTCCTGGGGGCTTGATTACGTCGAGGGCGCACGGGACATCCTCGCCGAAGCCGAGGGCACTTCCTGGCGGGTGCAATGGGAGCAACCGGTCCTGCTGGGCAGTGTCCAGTGGCCCTGGCCCGACCAGCCGGCGGGCAGCCTGATGCTGGGCTTCGCGCCGGACACCGGGCCCGGCAACCAGGACAAGTACCTGTCACCGGAGGACCTGGCATGAGCTACGCCAGCGCCATGCACGATCGCATGCTGGCCAGCCTGGTGATTCCCTGCCGGGTAGTGGCGGTGGACCTGGCCGCGGCCCGGGTACGGGTGTCCGACGGCGGCGGCTGGACCAGCGCCTGGGTGCGCTGGCATGCCCAGGCTGCCGGCAAGGCCCGCCATTGGCGGGCACCGAGCCTGGACGAGCAGGGCGTGTTGATCAGCCCCAGCGGCGAACCGGCCTTGGGCACCTTCGTCGCGGGGTTGTACGGCAATGCCGGGACGGCGCCGGACAACCGCGACCATGTCGAGGTCTGGCGCTTCGACGATGGCGGCTCACTGGCCTACGACTGGCAGGCCAAACGCTATGACATCCAGCTGCCCAGCGGCCAGGCCACGGTCAAGGTCGGCGCCAGCACCCTGGTGGTCAGCGACAACGCCATCACTCTCGACGCCGCGTCGATCACCCTGACCGGCAAGGTTGCCATCAACGGCCCGCTGACGGTCAGCGGCGACATCAACGGCGGTGGCCGGATCATCGACACGGCCGGCAACACCGCCAACCACAAGCACTGAACCAAGGCCTGTACGAAATGTGTCTGCGCGAAGGCCAGACAAGGCGAAACGGGGGGCGGAACGGCCGGGGTCGCGCCCGACTGTACTGGAGTACATGAGCATTCCGAGCCCCGTTTCAACGCAGTATGGGCGAGTGCAGATACATTTCGTACAGAGCCTAAGGCCTTGAGCCCAGCAAGATCGCCATTGAGCGACATGAGCGCGGCATGTGCCGCGACCCATCATTTCGACTCAAAAGGTAAAGCAACATGGAAGCAGTAATAGTCGGCAAGCATTTCTTCAACGCCCACCCAACCGCCGTCAGCCAGGTCTTCAGCGCCGCGGATAACAAGGATGGCGTGTACCTGCGCACTGCCACCCTGTGCACCGGCGGCGGCATCCTCAACCTGTACACCGGCCCGAAGGCGCCGGCCTACCTCGGTGACATGAGCGTCCACGCCATCATGGGCGGGATCAACGGCGGCATTGATTCGCAGTACACCCTGCCTTATCAGCTGTTCATCCCGGCGGGTTACGGCCTGTGGACCGTCGCCAACAACGCCACGGCGGCCATCGCCCTGACCTACGACTTCGTCTCCTGAAACGGCTGTCCGGCTTGTCCGGGCAACCCTTTCCTGCCTGCCAGGTGATAACCATGCGCTATCCGAACAGGCTACCTGGAGCCTCAATTCCAGGAGGTGCCCCATGATCGGCATGGACCGCCGCACCGGCCAGCCCCTGTCGGGCGTGGCCCACCTGCGTCAATCCATCGAGGACATTCTCACCACGCCGTTGGGCAGCCGGCGCATGCGTCCGGAGTACGGCAGCCAGCTGCGCCGTTACGTCGACCTGCCGGTCAACGAAGGCTGGAAGAGTGCGGTGCAGGCCGAGGTGGCCAGGGCCCTGGGGCGCTGGGAGCCGCGGCTGAAGCTGGAGCGGGTCAAGGTCGTCGCGGTGCTCGATGGCCAGGTCAGCCTGGCCTTGAGCGGTCGTTACCTGGGGGATGACGCCCTGGTGGAGGTGACGGTATGAGCCAGGTCGACCTGTCGAAACTGCCCGCTCCGCAACTGCTTGAAGACCTCGATTTCGAGGCGCTGTACCAGGAGGACTTGGCCAGCTTCCGTGCCCAGCTGGGCGACGGCTGGACCGCCAATCTTGAAAGCGACCCTGTGACCAAGCTGCTCGAGGTCGGCGCGTACCGCAAACTGCTCAACCGGGCACGGATCAATGACGCGGCCAAGGCGCTGCTACTGGCCTATGCCCAGGGCAGCGATCTGGATCAGCTGGCGGCCAACGTCAGCCTGCAACGCCTGGTGATCCAGGCGGCGGACCCGGGCACGATTCCACCGACCGAGGCCGTGCTCGAATCCGACGACGCCCTGCGCGAACGGGTGCAACTGGTCTACGAAGGCCTGACCACCGCCGGCCCGCGCAACAGCTACATCCTCCATG